CCAAGGTCCGTTGGCTGGTGGACCAGGGCGCTGGCACCAAGCACTACACCGACCACGGTGTTATCGCCATCGACACGGCTGTGCCGATCATCGGCGCCCGCCAGTAAGCAGTGACACTCCGGGCGGCCTGCGTGCTGCCCGGCATCACATCCCGGTTCACAGTTTTTGATTACGGAGGCTGACATGGCCACGATCACCAATAAACCAAATCCTCGCACCCAAGTGGGTGCAACCCCCTGGGGCAATGCCCACGGCCTGCAGTACACGCTGGCCACTGCATCGAACGGCGCCGCAATCGGTGCTGACTCCAATGCGCCAATCGCCAGCGGCGACAAGGTTCGCTTTGGACCAATTCCCGCTGGCACCAACCTGCTCGACAGTACTGTCATTGTCTCGACCGGCTTCACTGCCCTCGTGACCGGCGACATTGGCTTTGAGTATGTGGATGGCGTGGATAGCACCGCTGTGCCGCAGGACGCCGATTACTTCGGCGCCGCTGTCGCGCTGAATACGGCAGGTGTGTATCGCAAGGCCACCACCACCGCGCCCGTCACGTTGCCCAAGGATGCTTGGCTGACCATCACCACAGCAGGCGCTGCCAATGCCAAGGCCGCCCGCGCGGACGTGGTTCTGTCCGTGGCATCCGAAGGCGTCGCGTAATCGGCCACGCCCCGCAAAGCAAGCCGGTTCGCCCGGCTTGTTTTTCATCCACCTACTGGAGAGCCAAGCATGGACCTCACCCGCATTGCCTACAACGGGCGCAAGACCTACCGGGATAAGTTCTCGGGCAACACCTGGGAGCCCGGCACGGCCAAGCTGGTGACGCCTGACGCGGCCAAGAAGCTGCTGCGCTTCGCTGAATTCGACCGCGCCGAATCGCAGGAAATCCGCGCCACTGATGCTGAGGTGGAAGTGGCCACGGCCATCCAGCAGGACAACGAGCGCGTCAAAGAGCAAGAAAGACAAGCGCTGGAGGCCATGCTGCTGACCGTGCAAAGCATGGAAAAGAGCGCGCTAGAGGAATACGCCCGCAAGTACGAGGTGGAACTGGACAAGCGCCTGGGCGTGGGCAAGCTGCGCGCCGAGGTGTCCACCCTGATAGAGCAGTTCGGAGCGCGCTGATATGAACCTGGAACAGCTAATACAGCAGTTCCGCATAGATGCGGACGATCTGGTTACAAATCCCCCTTTGTGGGAGGACGAGTGGATCGCAGCGTGGTTGACCGAGGCGCAGGATCAAGCAGCCATGCGCGCTCGGCTTTTGCTTGATGACTACACGCCAGCCTTGACGCATATTGCCGTAACGGCAGGAGTAGGCTCATACCCACTGCACCCGAAGCTGTACGAAATTGCCGTGATCGACTTTGTGCCAGTCACCGGCTACGTGCAGCCTGTCTATCTGACCTCGCGCGAGAAGCTGGACCGTGACCGTAGCGGCTGGCGCAATGAGCCTCCCGGCACCCCCTGCAATGCAATCCAGACCGACACCAGATTGCGCCTTGTGCCAGTGCCTTCTATAGATGGAACTCTGCGCATAGAAGGCTATCGGTTGCCGCTCAAAGCGCTGGTCAACGACAACGACAAACCCGAGATTCATGAGGCACACCACCTGCAGCTTGTGCACTGGGCGCTGTACCGCGCATTCAGTAAGCCAGATGCAGACGGCCGCGACCCTGGGCGTGCCGCTGCTGCAGAGGCCGCATTCACTGCCTACTTTGGGCCGCTACCAGACGCGGACTTGCGCCGCAGCACCCGGCATGACGAGGTGCAGACGAACAAGGCGTTCTGGGTCTGACGGCCCCCCAGTCCGGTTTGTCCGCGCGGGCGCTGGCTGGAATCATCGGCGGCATGGCTCTCAAAGACGCGCAGCAAATCGGCCCATTCCCAGCAGGAATGGATAACCGTGCGCCCGATTACAAGCTCAGGCTCCCGGATGGCGGCGGCCACCTGCTGCGCGATGCCCTGAATGTGGATGTGACTGCGCAGGGCACGGTGAAGACGCGCGCCGGATATGCGCTGACGCAAGCTGGCAGCGACTGTCATTCGCTTTGGTCGCCAGTCGAATGCGACTATGCCCTGTACGTCGATGACGGCGATCTGTACCGCATCGACACTGCAAAAACCCTTGTGGCCAGCGGGTTCGGCAACGCCACCCCCGTGCGCTACGCCCAAGTCTATGAGGCGGTGTACTTCACTGACGGCCTGCGCGTTGGGTCATATCACCCAAGTTCCGGGCCGACCCCGGAATGGGCCAGCGCCACAGCGACCACCATTGGCGACCAGGTTTTGGTGCCGATGCCAGCAGGCCAGCATATCGCACACCACGCCGGGCGCCTGCTGGTGGGCGTGGGTTCAGCCGTCATCTACAGCGAGCCGTTTACTCCACACCTGCGCGACGAGGCGAAGGGCTTCGAGTTGTTCCCGGCACCCATCACCTGCCTTGTTGCGGTGGAGGGTGGCGTGTTCGTGGTGGCCGACAAGACCTACTTCATTGCCGGTGGGTTCCCCGCCCAGGCTGTGCGCGCGGTGTTTGACTACGGCGCACCAGACCAGCAGCCCAGCTACCGCGAAGACGGCGGCGCGCACTGGATGAGCAGCAAGGGCGTTGTGTCAGTCACCAGCAGCGGAGAGATTTCCAACCTGCAGGAGTCCCGCGTATCCCTGAGCGCCGATGGCGCTGCGGCCACGCTCTACCGCAAGGCGGACGGCATGGAAACCATCGTTGCCGCGCTGGCATCCCCCAGTGACATGGGTGCGGGTGTCGGCTCCTACGCTCAGGCACGAATCATCAGAAAAGGAAACTGATCATGTCCCCAATCATCCGCCCTGGGTTCGTTTACGACCTGGCCATCCGCTCCAAGTCGGACGGCCGCATTCTCCACATCGAGAAGGCCACGCCCAACCGCGTGCCCATCGAGGGCCTGAACGACATGGCGAACTGCTACCTCAAGGGCGGTTCTGCGCCGGGGGCGCTCTACATCGGGCTGTGGACTGGGGCGCATATCCCGAACGGCACCGAAACGACGGCGAACCTCTCGTCTATGGTGACTGAGGCCACCAACTACCTACAGGCCGGCCGCTTGCCGCTGACGCTGGGCACTGTGGCCAACGGCGCTGTATCCAACGCTGCATCGCTGGCGCGCTTTGACATGACGGGTACAGCCACGGTCAACGGTGCATTCATCAGCACCGTGCAGGCCAAGGAGGCAGCGACCGGAAAGCTGCTCTCTGTCGTGCGCTTCGCAAATCCCCGCGCCGTGGATGACACGGTGTACCTCGAAATCCTCACTGGATTCCAGTTCGTTTCTCTCTAAGGAGTCATCACCATGGCACTTCTCGCATCCACCGGCCTGCGCAACAAAATACTCGATACCGGCAGCCTCAAGGCCGCCCTCGCAGGCGGCTTCATTCACGTTTATCAGAGCACGCTCGGGAACATCCCGGCATCGGCTGACGACGCCATCAACCCGGCAAACCATACGCTGCTGCTGACGGTGTACGGCGACGGTATCTCCCAAGGCTTGAACCTGGGGACAGCCAGCAGCGGCGCCATCGGCAAGGACGCTGGCGAGACGTGGGCAGGCCCTGTGCTGGCCACTGGCAACGCGGTGTTCTTCCGCTTTGTGGCCGCTGGCGACACCGGGGCAGCATCTACCACGCAGGCGCGTTTGCAAGGCCGTGTGGGCGTGTCTGGTGCAGAGCTGAACATCAGTTCGCTGGCGCTCACGTCGGGCAATACGCAGGCGGTCAACTTCATCTCGATCAGCCTGCCGGGGTAAGCCATGCCGATGACCGTATCTCCGGGGGGCGGGTACTTCGGGTTCTACTCGAATTTCGGAGATGTCAACCGGGGCGAGACCATCACGTACAGCTCCGCGGTCGCGTCTGCGGCGGCAGAGGGCGTGCGCGATGTGCTTGATCTGGCGATCCCTGACGACTTAAATAGTCCGACGATCCTCGCGGGGCACCCACGAGTTCTACTAGCGACGGGGGACACCAGCTTCATAGAGGTCAGAATGACCTACGACAACGGCTACTGGGGGGACGGGGGGCCACCGTTCTACGCGAGCAATTTCCTGGTGGAGCTGCAGGGTCCGAATGCTTCGGAGTTCAAGGCGAACGGAGGCGGGAACGCCAACATCAGCCATTATGTCTCCTCCGACGGAGGGCAGGTCATCTCCATCAGTTCAGCCATAGGCGCGATCTTCGCCGGGCTGACACGCATAAAAATATGGCGAGCCAAGGTGTTCCCAGGTGACCTACCACCAGGGCCGTTCTGGACGAGCTTCATCAACTCCCACGAGATCCCCTGATGCTCATCAACGATGACTCTAAAGGCACATCAGACGGCAAGGAGAAAGACCAGCTCCAGGCCATGATTGCCGTCGGCTCGGAGTTCATCACCTACCGCGACGCTGAAAGCACTGTGCAGAAGTCCGGGGAGTTTGTGCGGATCGAGAAGGAGAGCGGCGACACCCAGCCGCGCTTTGTGCTGTTGCATGAAACGTCAATGACCTACCGCGAGGAAAACGGCGAGCTGCATGACCTCACGGGGAGCGAGTTGCTGAACTTGGCACCGAACGTCAAGCTGCGCAAGCGCTCTCGCCTCTACATGTCGGAGATCGACAGCACCAACGGCGACCTGCCGTTTCGTGAAATTGGTGGGTTCAAGACGCAGACGCGCATTCCGCGATTCCGTGGGTTCACGACCGACTCTGCGCCGCGCTCGCTGGCTGCCATGAACGAGGCGGGGTACACGGCCCAGGCCGGGAAGAAGCGCCTGTTTGCAAAGGGTGATGGCAAGGTGCTGTTGGTGCGCGAGGTGTCAATACCTGGGGATGCGCGCTACTTCAACGACTCCATGCGCGAGATCGTCAATGATCCGCAGCCGCACACCAAGAAGCGCGGCCTGCGGGCTGCGCGCGTGGAGCTGGTCGAGGTAAACCCAGAAGTTGGTGCAATCAAGGGCCCTATTTTCTCATTCGATATTCACAGCGGCTTGGGATTCGACCCGGTCCCCAGATCGTTTTCTGACGCGATCAGGCTCTCGTCTGCAGACATGTATAACGAGACAACCATATATGCCGCATTCTCTGGCGTACTGTTTGGTTCGTCCCTCAACCTACCAGGCGTCATGCGGGTGCCTGCTGGCGGAGACGCATCAGACACCTACGCCGTGGCCGAACCAGCCACCGCCAAGGCTCCAGACGGGCGCGAATACACATCCATCATCGCAGTCTACCCAGCTTCGGATGATGTGTACGACAGCCGCAGCGCCGGGCCGTACCGACTGACGTGCAAACGCACCACTGTGGGCGGCGGTGTGGCGCTGAACAAAATCAACTTCCCAACGCTCCCGTCACTGCCGCTTCACTACCTGGCTGCACGGGGCATGTCGCTGCACCGACTGAGCCCAACAACCGTCGCGCTGCGCGTGAACGTGCATGTCATGCAATACGGAGTTGGCGGGTCCATTCAGGCCGTGAACAGCGACGCCTTCTTCATGTGGACCCAGAACAACGGCGAGACATGGACCTATGCCCCTGTCACCGCTGGGTTCCCTGGCGTATTCCCATACGGCGGCCTTCTGGTCAAGGACAAAGAAACACTTCTGGCCTTCTCGTGGTTTCAGGAATTTGGATCTCCGCAGGTTCAGGTGCACCGCATCACCAGCGCCGGGACCGCTCAAGTCGGGACGATAGACAAGGCTGTATTCAGCGACGGGCTACTGACTCCCGGCACCGGCCAACTTCTTGTCCCCTATGTCCCGCTCGGCTTCGGCGGTGCCGTGTACCGCATCGACCCACAGGACAAGAAAAAGAAAAAGCGACTGTGGATGCAGTTTGACCCGTACTGGATCTACAAGGATGGCACGGCCCAGGCACTGCAGTACCCAAGCTCACGCCCGATGCTTCTTGTATCGGACGATGGGGGCATCACATGGACCCGCAGGTTCCTGCCAGCCGTCTGGTGTTTCCGTGTCGGGTTCGTCGTGTCAATCGACGAAGCAACGCTTGCAGTCCCTGTGCAGTCAGCCAGAAAGGCCAAAGGCTCCGCTGTCGGGGTGACGATTTACACATCGAAGGACGGCGGTGATACATGGAAGGCAACGGAGCACAATGTGAACCTGCCCGGTGAAACCTACATTGACGGCCAAACGGTCATCGGGGCGCAGTACCAGCGCACACCGCCGGCACCGCAGCCACTGCTCGAACAAGATATTGCCGACACCGCACTGCGGTACAACAGGGGCGAACTACTCCCCATGATCGCGCTGCGCGACGCAGACGGCAAGCTCCTGCCGGCGAACCCGGCCCGCCCATGGATGAACGACTACAAGATCAAGGAGCCGGACTATGGCTAACAAACTGGAAAAGCTGCCCGGCACCAGCGGCGGCGGTGGCGGTGGCGGCGACGGTGGCGGCGGCGGTGGCGGCGGTGGCGGCAGCCTCCCCCCGGAGGGCTCTGCATGCCGTGGCGACATGTACTCCGCGATCGCTGAACTGTTCCCGGGCCAGCCCATCGGCTACATCTGGCTGGAGAACGGCAAGCAGGTTGTGACGGTGGGGTATCCCGGCTATCAATGGTGGATCACGGGCGCCGAGTGCAAGGACGGGTATGTGCAGCTGACGTACACGCAGGCCCCTGGTGGTTTCCCACGTTCGGATTAGGAGATACAAATGCCTTGCGGAAATGTTTGGGTGAACAGCTTCGCGACGGGGATACCTTCCCGTTTTGAGTACATGTGCTGGGGCTCTGGCGACGACGATAGCGGCGGCGGGGGCGGCGGAGATACCTACAACCTACCATCTGGCGGCGGATCGTCATCGTCCGGCGTTTCTTCTGGCGGTGTACCGACAACCCCCGGCTTCAACCCTGGCGGCACGTCGGGGACTGTGGTCGTGGGTACTGGGGGATCATCGGGCGGTACGTCGGGCGGATCGTCTGCCCCCACCATTAACCCTAACCTCGGCTGGAACAGCGGCGCGTACAGTATCGAATCAGTGCCGTCTGACTGGGTGGGTTACATCATCTGCGACATACCCGATGTGCAAGGTTCGCGCCCAGGCGGTGTTGCTGTAGGGCTCGCCCTCACGAGCTCCCTTCCTGTAGCTGGGCGCAGCGGGTATGGGCACCTGCTCTACGGCGTCGTGTTCACATCAACCGAAGTGCGCGTTATCTCAGGCGGCGAGCAAAAAGCCCTGTTCGACTATGGTGACCTGCGCGCAGCGCGGTCCGGCGCGACGGATGTTGTTCGCTGGGTGATGTATGGCGACCAGTTCGCGGCGTACGTCAATGACGTACTCATTGATTCCGGCCCGTTCGATATGCCAGGCGAGTACTCGCTCGACGCGACGCTCTACACGGCCTACGATGCCGTGGACAACCCAGTGTTTAATGAAGGCGGGTGGCCTGAGGAATCCCTGATCGGCTCTCTGCCGGCATTTGAAATGGACGGCGCCTCCCCGGCCTTTGCGGACATCGTTGCGTCCATGTCGGCGCTGGACGCAAGGCTGTCAGAGCTTTCCCAGGCCGACATTGTGGGTGCGCTGCCCAGGTTCACGATGACGGCTGGCGATCTGGGCGACGGTGGCATCACCGGGTCACTGGGCCGCCTGCAGATGCTGGCGTACTCCGGCAGCGGCTATGGCGAGGTGCAGGGCAGCCTGCGTGCGCTGCAGATGACCGGTGGCATGGAAGAGCCGGATGACCTGAGTTATTCCATACTGACTGCGAGCATGCCGCGCATGTTCATGACGGCCGAGGCGCCACGGACCGGACGGCTTGACGCGGCGCTGCCTGGCTTCTTCATGCGCGCGTCGGCGGAAGCCTCGTACTCCGAGCTGATTGCGAGCATGCCCTCCATGCGCGCGATTGCATACGGCGCCGGACTCACCCCGCTGGTGCAGGTGCCGGAGACGGTCGGTGCCTACCATGTCACAACTCCGGCTGCATACCTCTCAGTCGCCATTCTGGAGCGCATCGACGGTACATCCACAGCCGTGCTCTCGCTGACCATGGCCGCAGACGCCATGGAGCAGATCAGCGCACAGGATGAAATCTCCGCACTGCAGACCTACATGGCCAGCACCATGGAGCAGATCGGCATGCTGCAGCGGTTGCGCGTGGCCGTCCTGCGTGATGCAGGGGGCGCGCCCGGCAGCGCGGTCGATGAATCGGAGGCGTGGGCCGTGAACACGGCGAACAGCGCCTCGACCCGGTACGACAGCTATGGCTTTAATAGCTTCGCGTCCTTTGGGGGCAAGCACTACGGCGCAAAACCGGACGGCGTTTACCTGCTGGAAGGTGCGAATGATGCAGGCGAGCCCATCGCCTCGGGAGTGTCGTTTGGGCAGCACGACTTTGGGACACAGGCACTCAAGCACATCAGTGCGGTGCACGTCGGCGTGTCGTCTACCGGGGCACTGTTCCTCAAGGTGGGCGACGGCGTGAACAGCTACACCTACCGCGCCCGCAGGACGGACCCGCGCATGAAGGTGCAGCGCTTTGATACGGGGCGCGGGCTGCGCGCCAACTACTTCACGTTCGACCTGACCAGCGACAAGGATGCCTTCGAGCTGGATTCTGTGCAGTTTGAAGTGCTGGCCAGCCAGCGGAGGATCTGACTATGGCGAACGGACGCGCACTACCATCGGCCCTGCTTTTCGACTGGCTCTTGGGCCGCGCCTGGAACATGGCCATGGCGAGCTACGCCAATGCCGAGAATTTCAGCTCCCGGAACATCGGCGGCGGCAGCTCGGAATCCGGCGTGAGCGCTGGTGGCGGCGCCCCATCCATCGAGAAATTCTTGACCCGGTACGCAGGCGATGAACCCGCAGCCCTGGTTGTGAACCATGACCGTGAGCTGGAAGGTCAGATAAAGGAGGTGGCCGACAAGTGGGCGGAGGAGTTTCAGGGGATCATTGCCCTGACGGCGAGCGTAGGGCCGGGCTTCGCGGCTGCTGTGGAATGGCTGCGCAGGGTGGCCAATGGCGGCGACGGGCTGGGGTATGTCGGTTATGCACACCGGGCGGGGCAGGTGGATTCATTCGCCACCCAGATCCTGACCGTCAACCAACGGGGCCTGCCAGTTCCTGCTGGCGCAAACGCTGCGCTGCGTGGCGTGGCGGAGCGTGAGGCTGCCTTGCTGGTGGCACGGACGAAGGCCCAGATGCAGGCTGACCGGCAGGCCGAGGAACACAAACTACGCATTGACGCGGTGGAAGCGCTCATCAAGGCGCGCAATGACGCACTCGAAGCGGCGATGGATCACGTTTTCACGCAGATGCACCTGATGTTTGACGTGTTCGGGCGCAACAACGACTACCTCACGCGCCTGCAGCGCGATGAGCAGTCCATCAGGGCGCGCATGGACATTCGCACGGCCGAACTGGGCGGGTGGGCCGAGCGCGTACAAACAACTGACGACTCGCATGCTGCCGCCATCCAGAAGCTCAAGGCCATCACGGCCAGGGCGAACACGATGGATGAAATGTCGGTGGACGCTCACATCAAACTGCTGCGCCGGTACTCGTCGCGGGCTGCTTCGGCGCTGAACAGCGCGGGCGTGAGTGTGAATTCCACGGCCAGCGAATCCAACAACATCAACGCGGAGGGCTGACACATGGCAACGTCCACAGGCACGGCGATGCAGGGTATCTCTGCGGCCATCGTCTACACCGCCATCGACCGTATCTCGGACATGATCAACACCGCCGACGCGGCGATGGCCCGAAGCATCGACAAGGAAATCAACGCGGCGCTGGGGGGCATACCCGGCAAGCCGGATGCAGCAGACGCGAACTACCGGCAGGAGTACAACGCATCCAGTGGCGCGCTGGCCCAAGCAAACCTCGACGGCAAGACGCCCGACATAGACCGCATGCCCCTGTTCCTGGAGAACGTGGTGGGCTCGTTCTTCGAGGACTACATCGACAAGATGGATGCGCTGTTTCCGGGGCTGGGGCAGGCCGGTGCAGACGCCGATGCGTTCGTGCAGGCCGCGCTGGCGTCTGCAGTCGGCGTCTCGTATAACGAGGTGGTGGACAGCACGCCAGCGAACACCGCATTCCTGCTGGCGCGACGCCAAGCCTATGCCCAAGAACGCCAGGTACTGGATGCGGCTGCCGCTGCGGGTCACAGGTTCGCCCACGGCCAGGCGCTGGAGGGGTTGGCCCGACTGCACGGCGGGAGTGTGGGCGCTGCAGCTGAGGCGGTCACCCGAGCGCATGCCGAGCGCCTTGCACAGGAGCGCGCAGAGAAGATGCGCCTCGCCCGCGTGTCGCTGGACGCCAGCATGAGCCGTATCCGCAAAATTCACGAGCAGGTGGCCGAGGCGTTCAAGCTCAAGCTGCGCGCCCGTGGCATGTGGATCAACGACCAGAACCAGGTGGTGGACACGTACAACAACGTCACAGCCATGAATGAGCGGTTCTACAACCAGACTGCCGAGCTGATGCGGACCGTCGCAACGCGCCGGTTCGGGCTTGATTTTGACGAGCGCGCGGCCAAAGACCGGGCGGAAGTCATCGGCAAGCTCAAGATGGCCAACGCCAATGAGGTGGTGGACCTGTTTGGGAACATGGTGACAACCCTCATGAACCAGGTCAGCGGCAAGGGCGGGTACAGCGGCACCGAGCGCGACGTGACCGACTGGGACAGCGTACTAGCCTGATACGCAGCCCCCCGGTAGGGTTTGCCGCTTATCAGGCCACCCGGAAGAATCGCAGAAACACGACTCATAAGGGTTTGCCATGTACGGCTTCCAACCAAAATCCGCACGGGGTAAGACCGTGCCAAAGCTAGCTGATGGCGGTGCCGTACCTTTCGGCTCGCGCGGTGTTGCCAGCGTGCGCGAGCTGATCCCCAAGATGCAGGCCATGGGGTTTCAGCCGGCGGCCCCGACACCAGCGGATACATCGAACACCGCACGCCTACGCGCCATGATCCCCCAAATGGAAGCCATGGGCTACAAGCAGCAGCCCCAGAACCTGGCTGATGGCGGCATGGTCCATTCCATCAAAGGAATGCTGGGCCTGCGCCCTAAGACGCGCGAGGAACTGCTGGCCGCCGACGCAAAAGCCCGGGCCCGCAACCAGGAGGCTGCAGGACGTGTGGCCGAGCGCTCCATGCAGCAACCAGCACCTGCTGCACCTGCCCCCCAAAGCGCCATCAGCGGCTACACCGGCATGTCGGCCATGCAGCGCCGCGAGAAAGAGCAGGGCCTGAAAGACGGTGGCATGGTCAAGCCGCGCGGGTTCAAGGTGGGCGGCTTGATCCGGGGGCCAGGCACCGGCACCAGCGACTCCATCGAAACTGAAAAGCGCCCCGGCACCTTCATCATGCCCGCCGACAGCACCCAGGCCATTGGCCCTGACGCGCTGGAGGAACTAGGCGAACCCATGGATGCGGTTGAAGGAGGCCAAGGTATGGAAGCCGATGGCACTGAGGAAGAGGACGAGGGCAAAGAAGTGCCAGTGCGCCTGAGCAACGGCGAGTTTGAATTGCCACCAGAGCAGGTGCAGGCGCTGGGCGAGGCCGTTCTGACCGTGCTTCGCAATGCCACTCATGAGCGATCCGAGGAGCAGCAGAAGGCCATGCCCAAGGCGGCGGGGTTTGCGCCGCGCCAATTCTTTGCCGATGGCGGCATGATCGAAAACGATGTGACCCGTGTCGGTAACAGCTACAGCGGCGGCAATGTGGGCGGTTCTGTGTCTATCAACGGGCAGGTCGGATCCGGTACTGTGAGCACGGTGCCTGCGCCAGTGGCATCCGCACCAGCCCCCGCCGAAGCTCCGGCGGCAGCCGTGGCGAGCGCCAACACCTCGCCCGTGACGCCTTCGGCAGCATCCGCCGCTCCAGCATCCGCCGCTCCGGCGCAGGCGGCACCCATGGGCTGGGCAGAGCGCAATGCGCAACGCAGCAACCAAGTAACAGCCAGCTCCATCATGGACAGCCCAGATCGCCGCGCCGCACAAGCCGCTCTGGCGCCGGCTCCCGTAGCAGCGCCTGCACCAGCTATCGGCTTGGATGCGACCAAGCCCAAGCCTTTTGGTGTGCAGCCTCCTGCATTCGGTACGCCTGCAGGATTTCAGCCACGAGGGTATGCAAATGGCGGCACCGTGCAGGACGATGAAAAGCAGCGCCTTGCCAATCAGACAGCAATGTACGTGCAGGGGGCCCAGGCGCAGGCCGCCAGCCGACCAGCCGCACCGGTAGTGACACCAGCGCCTGCCGCACCTGCGCCAGCACCCGCAGCGCCCAAGGCTGCGGGGTTCATGCCTGGGACACGCGCCGTATTCAACGAATCCGGCAAGGCCATTGGCGATCTTGCCAAGCAGGGGCGATACGCAGCCGCAGCAGGAGAAACCGCGCGCGCCGCATTGGCGTATGGACCGGCAGTGGTTGACGATGTGGTGGGTGGGGCGCTCCGCTCCGTTGCGCCCACTGTCGTAGATGCAGGGAAGCAGTTCTTTGGTGCTGGTGAAACCACTCCTGCGCCGGCCTCAACGCCCTCGACCAAGACTGCATCCCCCACTACACCACCCGCGCCCCCGGCGCCGGCGCAGCCTGCTGCTGTGTCTGCAACCCCGGCCGTAGAAACAACCGCTGCACCCGCCGCACAGCCACTCACTGCAGGCCCGATCTCAACACAGAACAATGCGGCGGCGGAAGCGCTGTCTACGCCCCGGGCAGCTGGATTTGTTCCTGGTGGTGCCGGTACGGCGCTTCCTGCCCCAGTGGTGCGCAACTCCACCAATGACTGGGCCGCGCGCAAGGCACTGGAGAATGCAGCAACGGCTGCCAGCTCCATCACCGCCAATGGCGGGCGCTTCGACCAGAACGGACCGGCTGGTTCGCCCCAAGCCGCAGCCTACCGCGCAGCGCTTGCTACCGATCAGGCGATGCAACAGGCCCAGCCTGGCATGGACCAGGCTGCCATGCGCGAGAGCGGCGCCAACCAGCGCACGGCAGTGCAGGACGCAGGCGCTACCGAGCGCACGGTGATTCAAGATCAAGGTGCTACAGCGCGTGAAGCAGGGCGCACTGCCTTGGCGGGGGAAGAATTGGGCCTCAAACGCACGGCCGCCGGTTTCCAGACCCGCGCAGCCGCGCAGCTGGAAAGCCTGCAAAACGCCTATGCAGCCGAAAAAGACCAGGCCAAGCAGGCAGCGCTGGCCCGCCAGATCCGCGAAATCCAAGGCAAGGAGCAGCCTGCCCGCTACAAGGTGGCAGCGGGTGGCCAGCAGATTGACGCTAGCGGCGTGCCTTACAAGGTGCCGGATCGAATCTTCAATGAGCAGACCGGGGAGGTCATGCAGCAGGGACCGAGTGGTGCTAAAAACGGCCCGATTGCCATCAGTAATGATGACGCCGGGAAGAAGGCGTTTGCAGCCTTGCCCTCAGGTGCGGAGTTTGTCGGACCTGACGGAAAGACCTATCGCAAATCCTAGCGGACTTCCGTAGATCCCTTTTTCCACCACTCAGCTTCGGCCGCGGGTTGAGGCTTGGCAGCTGGCGGTTGTACTGGCTGCCAAGTCGAACCCCCGATAGCGAAGGCAACTGCAATCACGACAGCGGCAATCGAGAAGAACCCGAAGACGGCTGCAACTTTCGCCAGCCCCGCCCAGACGGCCATGCCTTGGTACTGGCTTGCTGCCCGCCAAATTCCTGTGTTCACGACAAAAAAGTAAGCGACGAAAACCAGCAGCACCAAGACTGCAATGCCGCTTCCAGGCGTAACGGTTGAAAGCGGGATACCCCACAACAGGCCTCCCAGTATGCCCCAGCCCCAGTACGTCTTGGCGAGTCCTGCTTGTCCCTTCCAGATTTGTGCGATGGCTTCCATGGGCGTCCTCCTGGCTGGGACTGTAGCAGGGCGGAAGGCGTCGGGGCTACCCGATAACTAGGCCCGTTTGCAGGAAGTGATCAGCAATCTTGGCATACTGCAGCATCGCCGTTCGATGATGTAGCGTCGCCATGGTGGCAACTGCATGAGCGTCTGGCTCGTTCAAGATGTAGATCAGCAGGTGCCCGCTGTATGAGTCACTCACATACACAAGAGCCCTGTCGCTGGTCTTTCTGGCGCCTCTCCGGTGTGCCAACTTCCAGCGTCTGAGCTGGGCTTGGTCTGCTTCAGGCACTAGGTGCACATGACGCAAGATGTTAGGGGTCCCGTTCACTCTGGGGGAGCTGTAAGCGCCGTCTTTGCCAAAAAAATAATTGGAGTACTCGCCAGCGGGGCCGAGAGTTTTCCAGTGATCAAATTCGGCCGCAAAGTTGTCTGCGTCCTCTCCTAGTCCTTCCAGGAACGCTCGGAGAGCAGCTGTAAGTCTGGTCGCCAAACCTACACCGGATCAAACTTCGATATGGGCAAAGGCTTTCAGCGATGCATCCACCGTGAACAGGTGGGCATTCTTGGGGTCCGATATGGCGTGGAAGGTGCGGCGAGTTTTCTCCGACACCTTCGGAGCCGCATGAACACGCTTAGCCTTCAGCACGCGCACGTCACCCCCCATCATGCCTGTGGTGGCTGGAGAGATGTGTTGCTTCTGGAACGTTGTGGTGGTCATGGCTATCTCCGTGTTTGATATCACGGTGATGCCATTGTCCGTTAATAACGGTTTTGCTGCAACGCCGACGCTGACAGTCAATAGGGAACCTGGGGAATTACGGTTCTCGACCACAGTGACAGAACCTTAGATCTTGGGTAGCAGGCTCAGGTTCAATCTTGACACGCATGTAGTCGGAACCGTCTAAGTCAGGGGTGACTTAGGGCTTCGCCCGGCGCTGCCAAGGCCCGGGTAGGTCGGGCACCTTATTTGCCGCCTGATCAGCGTCTGCACGGGCAGACTCGATTTCTTCATCCAACTCGGACAGCTCCCCAATCGTTTCTGCAAGTCCGGTGGCGAGGTTATCCAAGTGGTGCGCGCAATTCTGGCCGTACATGGTTTCGCGCCAAGAGTTGACCGTCCAAAGCTCGTCCTGGAGAACCTGGAGCCGCTCAGATTCAGCGGCCAACGCCCGACGCTCGGCGTGGATCGCCAGCTGGGCGTAGATGTCCAGTGGCGGCGGATCGTCGCCGTGATCGACGGTTGCGTAATTGGAGATCGGCCTGTCTTTGCCCTTGTCAAAGCTGGCTTGCAGGCGGGAAATGATCTCCGCATTCATGGTCCGGCCATTTTTCTCGGCTGCCTCTTTGATGACCGCGCGCATCCCCTCCGGGAATCGGAGCATGAATTTGTCGGACTCGCGTCCTGTCGAGGATGTTTCAGTGGCCATGTGCGAAGCATAGCGTTGCCATGCCGATAAAAAAACTTGCGTCTAAAGTCACGGTGACATACATTGGCCCACAAGGAAGTCACGGTGACTTTCTGAAAGGAGCAAAATGGCCACCAACCAAACCCAATCTGAATGGCAAAAAACAGCTTTGCGATTGCCCCGCGACTTGCATCAGCAGGTTCATGAGGCAGCCAAATCAAACGACCGAAGTTTCAACGGTCAGATCGTCGCCTTCTTGAAGGAGTGCGTTCGAGGAGCTGCTCAAGATGTCGGCAAGGTGCACTGAAAAAGGCGAAGCCCCGATGCAGGTGAGAGCGCATCAGGGCTTCTTGATCCAGAAACCAGACAAGGAACGAATCATGACGAATTCTACGCAAGTCGCGGCCAGCCGCGCAATCACTGTGCCGTTTCATGGCGCTGACCTGTATGTTGTTGAGCACAACGGCCAGCCGTACACCCCCATGAAACCTATTGTTGAAGGTATGGGTCTGACATGGCAGCCTCAGCACCGAAAACTGGCTGCGAATCAGGCGCGCTGGGGTATCACCGACTTGGTGATACCTTCGGCCGGAGGCGCACAGGCCATGACCTGTGCCCCCTTACGCAAGTTGCCTGGCTGGCTGTCCAGCATTGAGCAGGGCAAGGTCAAGGACTTGCAAGTGCGCTCGCGTGTTGCGTGCTACCAAAACGAGTGCGACGACGTTCTCTGGCAATACTGGAACGATGGAATCGCCATCAACCCCCGCACCGCTTACTCGGTTCTTCCCGATCAGACCATCAGCGACAAGCAGGCCGAAACCTTGCGCCTGCTTCTGACCGAGAACGTGAAGAAGCTCCCGAAAGAGAAACAGGGCGGGGCCATGGTCAAAGGCTGGAGCAAACTCAAGGCGCACTTCAAGACAGACTACCGCCACATCCCCGCCGGGGAGTTCCATGAGGCGGTGAACATCCTGGCGCGGCATGTTTCGGAGTGGGAACTGGTCGATGACGCGCCGAAGGCCGGCACAGTGCAAGAGATCGTGGCCGACTGGGTGAAGAAGATCGAATCGCCCAACGGCTACCCGGCCATGTTGTTCGAGCCCATCGTCGAAGCAGTGCAGCGCAAGATTGGCCGCAGCCAGCCCGCGCAGGCCGACGCAGCGCGCACCAAGGCCGCGTTCGATGCAGCTTCGCAGGCCGCCGCATCAGTTCAAAGCGCCGTGTTCAACGCCGTGCTGTCGGGCAACGATGAATGGAAGTACAGCCGCTGGGTGCTGGCCTTCATTGACGACAGCGCCAAGGGCTCGCCCGCCTACGTGCGCCAACTGGAGCACGGCTCATTCACCACCACCTGGCCCCGCCTGGTGCGCGATGTGTCCAGTGGTGAGTGCATGTGCACCAGTGCAGAACTGATCGAAATGGCAACTGTCTGCATGCAGCGCCTGGCCCAGCGCGGTGCAACGGCCCGCCGCGCTGCGTAGGCAAGGCTTCCAAAATAAAAGGCCCTCAATCGAGGGCCTTGTTTCACCCCAGTGGGGTTAGCTGTTCGGATTGGGTCAAGAGACCATCGGGCATATTACGCCAACCACTGGAAGGAGCCAAAAATGGACAGCCAACAGCATCCCCCAAGAACCCTGGCAGAAATTGACGCCTACCTGCGCGAGCGCGACAAGCCGCCATGCCAAAAGAGAGTTGCAGCCGCGATTCAAGCAGGCAAAGAAACTGGCATCATTGCCGCAAGAGCGCTGAAACTCTTGAACGAGTCGAGTCAATCTCGGCCAGCTGATCCTCGGTAGCGGTGGTGAAGATCGCCGCAGCATCTGTTTGTTGGACGATGGCGCTTAAGACATTCGCAAGTGCCTCTGGCTGGTCGGCCAGCGGTGCGCTGGCTAAACTGTATTCGTAGGCGCTCAACGCGAAGGCGAATGTTGTCGCGAGTGTTTTCTTGAGCGCGTCTACCTCGGCGCGCAACTCTGCGATTTCGTCGAAATCTGTCATGGAACCCCTCGGGTGATGGTTGTGTGAGAACTCCATCGTAGCCCGGGGGATTCTTCTCTCGGTTCCACCGGTGGTTTGGTCAAACATTGCCCCCCAGTAGGGTTCGACCTGCCGGGCCTTGGCTGGAACAGTGGGGGGATGGCACAAGACAACGAATGGTGGAAACAGGGCGCCACGGCTGCGAAGCCTGAACAGCCCTCCGGTGACTGGTGGGCGCAAGGGGCAACGCACATTGATGAAGCGCCCACGCGCTCAACCGCTCGTAGCGCAGGCGACTCTGCAATCGCCCTTGGCACTGGTGTGGTCCAGGGCGTCAAAATGCTCACCGACGTGGCAGGGGCGGACAACGCTGCTTCGCGCGCCCTTGGATCAGCATCAGATGCTCTGACTGAACTTGAATCACCGTACCGCAAAGCTCAGAAGCAGGAGCGGGCGGCCAAGATCCAAGACGCAGAGGCGACGGGTAGCACCTGGGAGGAAGTGAAGGCCCATGTTGGTGCCTTTGCGGACGCCCCTTTGGATACCACGCTGAATGCGCTTGGCACATCTGTGCCCACTATCGCGGCCGGCATGCTTACCGGTGGTGGTAGTGCTGCAGCCCAGGTCGCTGCGCGTGCGGCGCCCGTGGTGCTGGGAGTCGCACAGGGCGTTGGTAACGTCAAGGGGCAGATTCACGAAACGGTGAAGCAGAAGCACATGGCGGCCGGCATGCCGGAGGCCGAGGCAACCCAGCGTGCAGATGCCGCGCAGGCCTACGGCGGAGACAACACGGGCAGCATTGCACTGGGTGGCGCCCTTGGTGGTCTTGCTGGTGGTACTGGGGTGGAGTCCTCGGTACGGAACCTGATGGGCCGCAAGGTTGCCAGCGAAGCTGCGGAGCGTGCCGCACCAGGAGTTATCCGCTCCGCAGTTGGCGGGGTTCTCAAAGAGGCCCCCATGGAAGCGGCCCAAGGCGGCCAAGAGCGATTGGCCAGTAATACCGCTTTGCAAGGGGAGGGCTTCGACGTGCCAACCTGGCAAGGGGTGGCAGGACAGGCTGCTCTGGAAGGTATTGCCGCAGCCCCAATGGGTGGTGGATTTGGGGCAGTGGAGGGCCTGCACGCCCAGGCTCAGCCCTCGCAGCAGAAAACGGATCAGGTGGCCGCGACATCTGAGCAACCAGATGCTGAGCCTCCGCCCGCCGCCGCGCCGCTCGCGCTGCCCGCTCCAGTCATCAACGTGGCACCTGACGGCACGGCCATCACTGCGGCCGACCGCAATGCGCGGCTGTCCCGCATCGCCTCTGGTGACGTGACCGATGTAACCCCGATTCCGGCTGCTGACCCCGTGCGCGAGGCCGTTGCGGCGGCGGCGGAGCAGGGCGGGGCGCTTTCTGGTGCTGCGCTCACTGCTATTGATTCTGGAGCGGTTCAGGTTGTGCAGCCCGAGCAACCGACGAACGAACCGCGCGCCATCAGCTTGGAAGAGGCCGACGCCCGCGACCAGGCCGCCTATGAGCAGTTTTTTGCGAACCACGATGCTGACCCCGTGGTGGCCCGGTACTTCGAGGACGACACCGACATTCCCGACTTCGACGCTGCCAGCAATGTGAGCGACGAGGAATTTTTGCGCTCCCTGGGCGCCACCGATGAGGATATTCAAGATGCCATTGCCACTGCCAGCCAACCCGCAATCCCGCAAAGCCGTCCTGCAGTCGATGCTGGCGCTAAAACGAATGAGCCCGCAGGCGCGCAAGAAGGTGCTGGAGCAGATCAAGCCGCAGAAGGCCAAGTAGCCGTAGCGCCCGCCCCCAGCGCACCCATCAACCTGCGCGATGGGCTGGCCCGTGTTCGCGCCCAGAAACAGGAGGCTGCGAATGCCAAAGCTGCCACGCCAAAAGCTGCCCCTGCCACCGCCCCCATTTCCGCAGCCGGACCCGCCGCCGTGGAAGCCGCTGGGCCTGCAGTCACACCCCCGACCCAAGGAGTAGCCCGTGAGCCTTCGCCCGATCAAACCGTCCAAGCAAGCGCGCAACCAGCGCAAGCAGCAGCAGCGCCAGCCGCAGAGCCCACAACCGCCAGCACCAGTTCGCCAGCCGCTGTTGGCGCACCAGAAGTTCGGGCACTGACCGATGGCACCCCGGCTCAGAACCTTGGAGCGCAAGTTGCGGCAGCGCCTGGCGCGAAAGCTGCGGCGCCTGCAGGCCAGAAAAAAGCACTCGACCGAGTGAATGCTGGCAAGGCTTACTACTTCTCGCAGGCCAAGGCGCAGGCCTTTGTCGATGACAACGGGTTGAGCGACACCCACGAAGTGGTGCAGGACAACAAGCGTTTCGTGGTGCGCGCCAAACCGGCTGCCGATGACGCGGGTGATGTGCGGCAGTTCGCCCCCGAAACTGGCACTCTGGGCATCCCTCGCGCGGAAATGCCCCAGGTGCCCACCCAGTCGCATGGTGGGCTGGTGAAGCACCTGAATGCTCAAGGCATCGAGCACGAAACCACGATGGTGGATGCGGCCGAGTTGAAGCCCACGCAGGCTGAGTTCTCGCCATCCAAGGTGGAGCAGGCCAAAGAGGCCAGCGGCGACCGCGCCGTGATCGTTTCGAACGATGGCCACATCATCGACGGCCATCACCAGGCGCTTGCTGCAGCCGAGGAAGGCAAGCCGGTGAAGGCCATCGTGCTGGATGCTCCGGTGGAGCAAGCGCTGGAGGCGGTGAAGAACTCTCCCAGTGCGCAGGCACAGCCGATTGAACCTGCAGCGCCGACAAAGCCTGCCAAGAAACCGCGTGGCATTCTGGCCAAGAAGGCGGAAGCCGAGGCCAAGGCGCGCGCTGACTACTTCACCCCTGGCAACGTCGTGAAGGGATACGGCGGGTTCGACCGCGTTCTTGAATACACGCCGGTGGACGAGCGCGGATCGTGGAGCGTGCGCGTGCAGCGCGTGTCGGAGCAAGATGGCCAATGGGTTGACGCTCCAAATGAGCGACCACGCTGGCACTCTACGCAGCCCGAAGCGCGTGTCATGGCTGCAGGCCCGGTGATGAAGGCACCAGTTGCCGCTGGGCAGCGGGAATCTGCATCCGCACCAGCTGTGCGGTCTGACACCAAGATCGAGGATGCAGGCGAGAAGATCGGCGGTGCCCGCAAAGACCGATGGAAAGAGCGCGGGCTGAACCTGGAAGACCTTGACGGCATGACGGAGGCCGAAGGTGCCGAGCTGGCGACCAAGGCCAATGTGTGGAAACCCGACTATGTGGCGCTGTCCGAGGCCTCCGAGCCCGTGACCGCCGCTCTCGTGAAGACGATCTACGACCAGCTGGCGGCAAAGCCCAAGAAGAACACCCCAGAAGGACGCCGCCAGTACGTTCAGATGATGCGTATCGTGCGCGATGTGCTCACCGAGGCCAACGGCCCCGAAGCCGTGAAGAACGCCTATGTGGAAATCCGCAAGCGCGCCGGGCTGAACACCCTTGATCCCAAGGTGAAAGCGGCAGGGCGGGAACTGATGTTCTCCGTCTACAAGGGCCGCAGCGACCCTTTTGTACTGGGCTTCAACGAACTGCAGCGGGTCAAGAAGTTGGTGGCCGATGGCTTCCCAGCCAAGGCTGACCCGTGGAAAACGCGTCTTGTGGTCAGTAGGGCCGAAGGCGGGCGGGGCACCACCGAGCGCGGTATCGAGATCTACATGGAGCGCGCTGCGGAGGTAGGCACGCCGCTGACCCGCGACCAGATCCTGGATGGGTTCTACCGCGTGAACACCAAGGACAACAAGACGGTTGCCTTCGCCCCCACCAAGGCCGATGCCGAGGCCGCGGCTGCCACGGTGTACGAGAGGGACATGAAAGGCAAGAAGGATGGCAAGCCGGAGCCGGTGCGCCCGAACCTGGATGAACTCAAGCGGGAGAACTTGCCCAAACGCATCGACCGCGATGTGACTGCTGACGACTTTGTGCGTGACCTGGGCTTCCGAGGCATCGAGTTCGGCAACTGGTCCGCACAGGACGAACGCCAGCGCATCCTGAACATGGCCTACGACGGTCTGATGGACCTTGCCGAGATCATGGGGGTTCCCCCCAAGGCCATGAGCCTGAATGGCACATTGGGCATGGCCTTCGGCGCCCGTGGCGGCGGCCGGTTTGCTGCGCACTACGAGCCCGGGAAACTGGTCATCAACATGACCAAGATCCGGGGCGGTGGCTCCATGGCCCATGAGTGGGCCCATGCCATGGATCACTACTTTGGCGAGCTGGACAAGGATGACGCCTACACCACGCAGGCGCGCGGCGCGTCGGGCTGGTACACGGAGGACCAGTACAAGGGTGTTCCCCGCACTCGCATGGAGCGCGTTGGCAACGAGTGGAAGAGCGTGGAGAAGATGCGCCTGGACAACCTGCGCCCCGAAATGGCGCGGGCCTTCGATGAGGTGATGCAGGCGCTGTTCCAGAAGCAGGTCACCAAAGCGGAAATGGTGCGCAGCCATGAGCTGGATCTGGAGCGCACCGAGGCGCTGGCGCGTAACGAGCAGGATGCCGGTTTGAAAGCCATGTACCAGAACATGGTGCAGAACAAGCGCCAGGCATTGAACGAACTGCGCAACGACCCGGAGGGGACGATGTATGCAGGGCGGGGCCGCTCTGAGTTCGCCAACCAAGCGCAGGCGCTGTCTGGCAAATCGACAGATGGGTACTGGGTGCGGCCCACGGAAATGTTCGCCCGCGCATTTGAGAGCTGGGTGTTCGACCGTGTGACCGCGATGGGCGCACGCTCAGACTATTTGGTGCACGGCGTGGAGGAAGACCGCTTCGCGGGCGGAGCCTACAAAGGCAATCCATATCCGACCGGTGAAGAGCGCGCCCGCATCAATGCGGCATTCGACAAACTGGCCGCCACTATCCAGACCAAGGAAACTGACAAGGGCGTGGCCATGTTCAGCCGCACGCCAGAAACCCAGTCTGCCTACGACGCGCGCATCGACGCGCTGTTCTCTGGAGACAAGCCCCGCATGAAAGGCGCTAGGGTGCTGGACCGCTCCGACATGCTGACCTTCCTCGGTCTGGGTGATGGGCCGGTCAATCTCGCAGAAAGCAAGGTGATCGCAGGGCAGAGCAACCATCCGCACATGACGGCCGCCGTCTGGAAGCAGATTCCTGAGTGGCTGGAGAACCCAGCATTGGTGTTTGAGTCTGACACCTCGCCGGGCCGACTGGTGTTCATTGCTCCAGAGCTTGTGAACGGCAGTCCTGTGCGCATTGTTGTGGAGCCGAATGCCGCAGGCGGAGTAAATGCCCATCTGCTGGTGAATGCCTACGATGCACAGAGCAATGCATTTCGCCGGTGGGAGAGCGACGGGCTGCTGCGCTACGTGGACAGAAACAAGTACGCCCACGTCTCCGGGACGTTCCAGCCGCAATTGACTGGCTTGCCCGGAGATCGTGGGCGCAATCGAATTTTAACTGACAAACAGTACAACGGCTACCGCCGCGCGAACACGCCCGCTGCATTCCAAGGCCAGGCCCAAGAGCCCTCGAAACTGAGCAATGCCCGCCTGGTGGCCACCCAGATGCTGGTGGACGAGATCAAGGCAAAGTGGACACGCTCGCCCGAGATCATCGTGGCCCGCAACATGCAGGATATGCAGATCCCGCAGCTGGTGCGCGACTACGACGCCCAGCTCAAGAGCCAGGGCAGCGATGGGGAGGCCCGCGGCTTCATCTACAAGGGCAAGGTGTACCTGCTGGCCGACCAGCTCAACGGCCCCGCCCAGATTGCCGAGGTACTTTTCCACGAGGTGCTGGGCCACTACGGCCTGCGCGGCGCCTTCGGGGATGGCCTGACGCCGGTGCTGCAGCAGATCGGCACAATGCGCCGCGCGCAGGTGCTGGCCAAGGCCCGGGAATACGGCATGGTGCAGAAGGGCCTGAGCGACAGCGACACCTGGGCCGCCATGAGCGCGCGTGACCGGCTTTCCGCCGCCGAGGAAGTGCTGGCCGAAATGGCGCAGACCACACCCGAGATTGGGTTTGTGCAGCGGGCCATTGCTGCCATCCGCACCTGGCTGCGCGCAAACGTGCCGGGGTTCAAGGCGCTGGCATTGACGGATGATGAGATCGTGCGCAGCTACATCCTGCCCGCCCGGGGCTATGTGACGCGCTCCGATGAAACCCCGCAGCAGTCGTTGCAGCGGGCGCTGCTTGCATTCGACCGCAGCGGTGCTGTCGAAAACACCAAAACAGAGGCGTTCAAGCGCTGGTTCGGTGGCAGCAAGGTGGTGGATGTCAGCGGGAATCCGCTGCGCGTATTCCATGGCACCGCCAGCGATGTGCAAGCATTCGACTCTGATTTCATTGGGGATGGCAATGGAGGCATGGACTGGGGCCAGGGCTTCTACTTCACAGACCAGCCAGCCGCAGCGAGCGCATACGCTCAGGGCGACGGTGGAAATGTCATGCCGGTTTTCCTGAATATTCAGAATCCCGCTGGCCGTGAGGTTGTTTCGCGCGTCATGGATGAGCCTGGCGCCGAAATGGATACAGACTATGTGCAGCAGCGCCTGCGCGCTATGGGCTACGACGGCATCATCATCAACCACAAGACCGGAAAGGAAATAGTGGTCTTTGATCCGGGCCAGGTTAAATCTGCCATCGGCAACAACGGCAACTTTGACCCCGACGACGGGCGGATCAATTTCAGCCGTTCCGGCATGGCCGACCTCACCGGCAAGGCACGCGACGAGCTGAACAAGACGTTCGGCGCCCCGGGTAAGCTGTCGTGGTGGCACAAGACCGTGGGCACCATGTTCAACCTGGCCGAGCGCTCTCCCGCCTTCAAGCGGGTGTTCGATTCTGCCCAGGGGTTCGTGGATGACGTGAGTTACTACGCCACCGATGCGGCCGAGCTGGCCCCCCGCCTGCTTCCCAAGTTGGAAACCTGGCGCGACATTGCCAAGCGCCCCATCACCGCTGCCGACAACGCGGCCGTGGCCAAGCCTGTGTTCGAGGGCACCCTGGACTGGGCGCGCGACGAATCGGGCAAGCCTGTACGCCTGCAGACCCTGCTTGACGCGGCCGAAAAGCTGACGCCACAGCAGAAGGCCCAGCGCCTGCTGCGCAACAACAAGATCAGCGAGGGCATGCTGAAAGCCTGGCAGGGCCTGCCCCTGGAACAGTATGAAAAGCTGGTGGCCAGCCGATACGAGTCGCAGATGCTCAAGGCAGGCGTGGTGTGGACCCCGGCCGAACTGAAATCTCTGTTCAAACTGACCGACGCCCAGGTGGAGCTGTACCAGGAATTCCGCGCAGCGACCGACCGCAGCCTGGACACCATGGCCCGCGCTGACATGCTGCGCTATGGCGGCAAGGACGTGGCCGAGCTGCGCGACATGGTGATGGACGCCAAGGACGCCCAGGATGCAGCTCAGATCCTGCGCGACCACCTGCAGATGCTGGCCAAGGAGAACCCTGACCGCGCCGGTGAAATCAGCCAGCTGTCGAATGGGATGCTGGACCGAGCCGCCCGCGTGCAAGAACTGCAGGAGCAGGGCTATGCACCGCTGTCGCGCTTCGGCCAATACACCGTGGACGTGGTGGATGCCAACGGCGAGCGCCAATACTTCGGCCTGTTCGAGACTGCCCGCGAGGCCAATGTGATGGCCATCAAGATGCGCAAGGAGTTTGGGCAGGACGCTGTGACGCAGGGCACGCTGTCGAACGACGAGTTCAAGCTGCTGGCCGGCATCACGCCCGAGTCGCTGGAGCTGTTCGGCAACATGCTGGGCCTGGAGTCCGATGGCGACCAGGCCAAGGACCAGGCTTTCCAAGAGTACCTGCGCCGCACCAAGACCAACCGCAGCGCCATGCGCCGCCTGATCCACCGCCAGGGCATCGCTGGCTACAGCGAGGACGTGGGCCGCGTGCTGGCCAGCTTCATCTACAGCAACTCCCGCCAGACTTCGGCTGGTCTGCACATGGGCGAGCTGGGTGAGGCGATCACCGCGATTCCCAAGCAGCAGGGCGAGCTGAAAGACGCCGCTATCCAGCTTTCGGAGTATGTGAAGAACCCGCAGGAGGAAGCGCAGGCCATCCGTGGGCTGCTGTTCGCCCAGTATCTGGGCGGCTCGATTGCTTCGGCTTTCGTGAACATGAGCCAGCCGGCGGCCGTCACCTTCCCGTGGCTGTCACAGTTTGGTGGGGCCAAGCAGGCCGCCGCCGAGCTAGGCCGCGCGGCCAAGAACTTGGCCAACCGTGGCCATCGCTACGAGGCCGATCTGGCCGCCGCGCTCAAGCAGGCCGAGGAAGAAGGCACCGTGAGCCCGCAGGAGGTGCACCAGCTCATGGCGCAGGCCCGTGGGTCCGGCTCGTTGCGCCCTGGCGATGGCACGCGCGCCGGGGATGCGCGCGCCGCAGCGGGTAACGCGCTCACCCGCCTGTCTCTGGCCTGGGGCAAGGTGTTCGGCGCGGCCGAGCAGGTGAACCGCCGCATGACCTTCATTGCCGCGTACCGCGTGGCCAAGGCGCAAGGCATGGCCAACCCGGCAGCCTTTGCCAAGAAGGCCGTGATTGAAACCCAGTTCACCTACAGCAAGGCGAACAAGATGAAGTGGGGCCGGGGCGCCGTGGGCGCCACCGCGATGACCTTCAAGACCTATTCCATTGCCTACCTGGAGTTGCTGGGACGCATGTGGACGCAGGGCGGCCCCGAGGGCAAAAAGGCCGTGCTCCTGGCGCTGGGCATGCTCATGCTGATGGGTGGTGCTGGCGGCCTGCCGTTTGCCGAGGACGCCGAGGATCTGGTGGACGGGCTGGCGCAGCTGGCAGGCTACAACTTTAATAGCAAGAAGGCCAAGCAGGAATTGCTCGAAAGCCTGTTCGGAGAGGCTGGCGCCGGGTTCATTGAGCGAGGTATCACCGGCCTGCCAGGTATGCCTCTGGATGTGTCCGGGCGCCTGGGCATGGGCAACCTGCTGCCGGCCACCGGCCTGTTTAAGGAAAAGACCGACTACACCCGCGACGTGCTGGAGGTGGTAGGCCCAGTGGGCGACCTGGCCAAGCGGGTGGCATCGGGCGCGCGCTCCATCCTGGCGGGCGATGTGGGCGCCGGGCTTCTGCAGATGGCGCCTGCCGCCGTGCGCAACGCAGCCAAGGGCGCCGACATGGCCGCCACCGGCATGTACCGCGACGACAAGGGCTACAAGGTGCTGGACACCAGCCCAGCCGAGGCGGCAATGAAGGCCATCGGCTTCCAACCGGCCAGCGTGTCCAAGGTGCAAGAGGCCAATTTCATCAACCAGCAGGCCAAGAACTTCTACAACCAGCAGGCGCAGGAAATCCGGGCCAAGTGGGCCAAGGGGATTTTCGAGAAGGACACTGCGCTGGTGGCGGAGGCTCGTGCGGACCTGGAGGACTGGAATCGGAAGAACCCAGATCAGCGCATCGTGGTGAGCATGCCTGCCGTGCTCAAGCGCGTGCGCGAAATGGGCAAGACCAAGGATCAGCGGATTGCCGACACTGCGCCCAAGGCGATGCGCCAGCAGCTGCGGGAAGAAGCAGCGAAGGCGCGGGCCACTTTGTAGCCCCCCAGTCTGGTTTTACGCCTCACCCTGCAGCCGGAAAACTGCAGGGCATGGCAGCAATCAAGAAAGACCCCGACGCAACCCTCGACTACACGGTCGATTGGTCGGACTGGCTCGCCCCTTTGGCGGATGTGATCGTTTCCGTTGAGTGGGTGCCCAGCGCGGGCATCACGGTTGAGTCCTTCTCGAACACCAGCGCTACCGCCACCGCCTTTGTGTCTGGTGGCGTTGTGGACGCCGACGAGTTCGTGACCTGCCGCATCACCACCGCTGCCGGCCGCATTGACGACCGGACCATCAATTTCTCCATCACCCAACGTTGAGGACCGGCCATGTCTGTCATCTATTCCACCGCCGCCAAGACGGACCGCATGAACGCCGTAGTTTCCACCATCGGCGCCTCTGGCAAGCTCAAGCTGTTCAGCGCCGCCGATGCGCTGCTGGCCACGTTCACCCTGGCATCGACAGCGGGCACCGTGTCGGGCGCTGTGCTGACGCTTTCTGACGCCAACGGTGGCGCGGACGGCATCCTGAGCACCACCGCATCCGCTGCGGGCGCGGCCACGAAGGCCAGCATCACGACTTCGGGCGATGTCGATGTGATTACCGGCCTGACCGTGGGCACCTCTGGCACCGACCTGGTGCTAGACAACAACGTGCTGGCCAGCGGTCAGGCCATCACGATCAACTCCGCAACTATCACGCACGCGTAAGGGTGCGCCGTGGCAGTGGATAGCAATTTCCCCAACGTCTCCACGTTGCTTCACTTCGACGGGGCGAGTGGCAGCACGGGCTTCACCGACAGCGGACCAACGCCCAAAACCTACGCCGCTGTGGGTAGCGCCGCTATCAGCACCGCCCAAAGTAAGTGGGGTGGCGCATCCCTCTACCTTAATGGGACAAACGCAGCCATCACTGCTACACCAGACTCATCGTTCGTTTTCGGCACTGGCGACTTCACCATTGAATTTTGGGCGTGGAAGTCAGCGAACGGCAGCGATGGGTATGACCGAGTAATCCACACTTCATCGGACAGCATCGAGAACAATGGCTTCATGGTGGAGCTATCGTCCACCCGTGGGCTGCTGATGTACGGCATGGGTGGATTCATGCTGCCCTCCATCTCACTGAACCCCAACGACTCCGCATGGCACCACTGGGCCATCGCGCGTGAGGTGACAACGCTGCGTGCATTCAAAGACGGGGTGCAGATCGGCAGTTCCACGAACTCGACGAACGTCTCTGTTGCCGGACAACTGCGCATCGGTGCGCGGGGAACCTCCCCCGGCGAGGCCTACCGGTTCAATGGCTACCTCGACGACTTGCGCGTGACAAAGGGGGTCGCCCGGTACACGGCAGATTTCACGCCACCGACCGGACCCTTTGAAGCGCTTGTAAGGATCTCCGGGTCTGTCGCTGATGCTAGCGGGGCGCCCGCCGCGCGGCTTGTTCGTGCGTACCGTGAGGACACTGGCGCGCTGTCCGCTTCAACCACTAGCGACGGCACGACAGGAGCCTACGCACTGGACTTGGGGCATGACGGCGCCCACACGCTCGTGTTCTACCCGGCAGGCGGCGAGAGTCTGCCCGCCCTGGTGCGGCGTGGAGTGGTGCCGGTATGAGCTACACCCCGCCAGCAGGTAACGCCGCCAATGTGTCGTGGGTCGGCGTTGCGGCATACACGCCGCCTGCGGGGAATGCCGCAAACGCTACATGGTTCGTGGACGCAGGGACACCTGCCGGGTCGCTGGCTGCTACCGAGTCAGGGGTAGATGGGTTTGCCGCGTCGGGGGGCGCCCGGGTGCAGGGCGCTCTTGCCACCACCAGCTCAGGGGCTGATTCAGCAAGTATTTCTGGGGCGGTTCGCGCGGGGGGCCTGCTCGCTGCAACTGAGACGGGGCAGGACGCCATGGCTGCCACAGGGAGCGCGCGGCGCCAAGGCACCCTGGCTGCTGTCGAACCTGGGACGGACGTGTTGGCGGCGACGGGTTCGAGCGCAGCTGACCGTCAGGGGGCACTCGTAGCCGTCGAATCAAGCGCCGATGTTCTGGCGGCAACTGGCACCGCACCGCGAGCGGTGGGGAGCCTGACGGCCTCCGAAGCTGGCGCCGACACCCTGAGCGCGACTGGCGGGCCTTCCAAATTGGCGGGGTCGATGGCGGCTATGGAGCCCAGCACCGATGCCGCATCCATTTCAGTCCGCGCACTGATCGCTGGCGCCATGGCTGCCATCGAGAGTGGAAGCGACAGCGTGGCCGGGCATGGCGGTTTGCCCAAGTCGGCGGGTACGCTTGCTGCAGTGGAGACCGGCGCCGACAGCATGGCCGCGAGCGGTGCGGCCCTGGTCAGTGCGTTGCTGGCCGCCATCGAGGCTGGGGAAGACACTGCAGCCATCGCTGGGCAGATTGCCGCAGGCGGCGTGCTGGCGGTTTTCGAGGCTGGCCATGACGTGTTCGCGGCCATCGAATCCGCGCCGCCTCTTGACCCAAGCCGCACGCTGGTGGTGTCAATTGAAGACAGAACGCTTCGCGTTGCTGCTGAAACCCGCCTGTTGTCGGTAGCGCGCGAGGTCCGCGTGGCGGGCGTGGCTGCAGAGGATCGGACGCTTCTCGTATCCGCATAGCCAGAGCGCTGAAATCATTCCCCCCCAGTAGGGTTCGACCCGCAGGCGCATGCCCGGAACACTCCGGGTTCATGAAAACAGAAACCCTCGAAGCCATCGGCGCAGCTGGGAACAAGGCCACGATATTTGGGGGGTCTGTTGCTATCGCTGGGAAGTTGTCGGCCACCGACATTGCCGCCTATATCGGTGCAGCAGTGGCCATCATAGGCCTGCTCATCACCTGGTTCTATAAGCGCGAAGCAAACAAGCGTCAGGCGGCAGATGACCGGCGCCGCGAAGCGGAACACCAGAGGAGAGAGGCAGAGCGCGACATGCGCATGCAGCTGATGCGTACAAGTGGCGTTCCTGTATTCCACCGCGACACCGACCTGGGCGAGCTGGGGGCCGACGAGTGAGCGCCAAGATCCAGCCCAAGGTGATATGGGTGGCCGCCCTCGGCGGCTTCGTCACCCTGCTGTCGCCGCAGCTGATCGAACACCTGCAAAAGTGGGAAAGCGGCAAGGATCGCGTGCTGGTTGTCTATGAGGACAAGCTTGCCGGCAACATCCCCACGGTTTGCAACGGGCTCACGCGCCATGTGACCCGCACCCCCATCGTCGTAGGTGAGCGCTGGACCGAAGAAAAGTGCGTGGTGGAGGAATCCAACGCCCTGGAGCGGGTGCAGCGCGCGGTGCTGCCGTGTTTCAAACGCCTGCCGCCGCCCAGTGTGCTCGACATGGCCAGCAGCCATGCCTGGAACCTCGGTGCCAGCGCCACCTGCGGCAGCGGGGCCATGGCCGCCTGGAATCGTGGCGAATGGGAGCGTGGTTGCCAGCGTATCAGCCGAGGCGATGACGGCACCCTGGTGTGGAGCTTCACCAGTCACATCGACCCCAACACCGGCAAGAAGGTTTTCAGCTTCGTTCAGGGCCTGGCCAACCGCCGGTCCGATGAAACCGCGAAGTGCGGAGCTGGCCTATGAACCTGACCGTCATCACCCACCTGATCGCCGCGGCGGTGGCCGCTGCTGCTGCCTGGTTCTACCAGGGCGCGCAGATGGATGCGGCCGTGGCCAAGCTCAATGCCACGCACGCAGCGCAGGAGTCGGAGCGCCACCGCATTGCGCTGGAT